GGGTTAATAACGGGACTAATGAGCCTAATCGGGCTTGAGCCTCAACACACTCATCCAGCAGTTCAGGATTTATACGACAAAATGGCTGAACTTGGCATGATCGAAAAAGAAACCCCTGAGATGACCGACGCACAAAAGATAGAAAAGTGTAACGCCACTCCGGGTTATCAATGGGATTCCGCGAAACACGCCTGTGTAAAGATAGAAGATGAATCAACAACTTCATCTACTGAAGCGGCTTCTGTTTCACCCTTAGAGCAAACAGGGGTTGTTTGGAAGCCAGTATCCGAGTCAGATGGGAACCTTGTCATTCTGACTCCCAGTGCTTTTGAGATCGCTAGTGTGACGATTACCGATGCCGAAGGCAATGTAATTGATACTGGAAGAAGCATGGGGCGCACAAATGGAAATCGGCACACTTATAGGTTCTCCATGCCGGGAGCCAAATACGAGAAAGCGAAATACTTGGTTATTGGAGACAAAAAGTACTCCATTGACAACCCTGCATCTCGCGTAAATTGATGACAGTCATCAAAAATTGAAGGTTACTCGCCTCCCTAAAAGATACTGGAAGACACTTTCTGACAAAGAACTTGGAGGCAAAAGGGAGGATACCGTCTGCGTAATTCGTTACGGCGGGTTTGGAGATGTCCTTCAAATAAGTGGAGTCATCCAACTTCTAGGGCGGGGCGGTAACAAAGTTTGCGTCAATGTAACGGAACGAGGCGAGGAAATTCTCGCGCATGATCCGAATGTTGATGAGTTATTGGTGCAAGAAAACGACCAGATACCTAACTTTGAATTAGGACAGTACTGGGATCGTATTACGCCCCTGTTCGATAAGGTCTACAACTTGGGTGGCGTTGTTGAGCAGGGTTTACTGTGCATTAAGGACAGTATTATCTTTGATGCCCCGCACGAAGAGCGTCATGCAAAGTTAAACACGAATTATGCAGAAGCATTGCATGATGTTGCAGAAGTAGACCACCAATTTCATACCCAATTTTACCCAAATTCTTCAGAAAGAAAGTGGGTCAAAGAGCAAAGACGCAATATGCGCCTTGGCCTTGGTCACTACGTTGTTTTGATCGCGCTTTCTGGATCGTCTGTACACAAAGCATACCCGCATATGGATTCGGTCATGGCCCAACTGTTACTAAAGTGGCCTGATGTTCGATTCATTATGGTGGGTGATTCCATCTGCCAGATGTTGGAGGTTGGATGGGAAAACGAGCCAAGAGTTTTCCGAAGAAGCGGAAAGTGGAGCATTAGACAGACTCTTGCCTTTGCTCAAACCGTTGATTTAGTGGTTGGCCCAGAAACTGGTGTACTCAATGCTGTCAGTTCAGAGGATGTTGCAAAAGTTGCTCTCCTCTCGCATTCCTCGCAAGAGAACCTGACCAAGCATTGGGTTAACACCTCTGCTATAGAGCCAGAAGGGGTTGAATGCTTTCCTTGCCACAAAATGCATTATGGATTTGCGACTTGCAATAGGGATGCTGAGACAGGTGCTTCAATGTGTGCCGCAAAATTGCACCCAGACGATGTTGCAACCGCAATTGAACACCACAGGAAATTGAAAGATGAAACTAGACAGATCGCGTCCATTCGGTGAAGTGTTTGGCAACGCCCCTTGGCGTTACACGCAGGATGATCGTTACTTCAATGTAGGAGGAGAAGAAGTCACCAATGATGGCAAGCCAATCAAGTCATCGGCCAAAAAAATGGTGCGCGACGAGCATGGTCAAGCGGATAACGTCAAGTTAGGCAATTTGTCTTGGAGGGCGGTGAAAAAACTTGTCGAACAGAATGGCGGCAATTGGACGAATAAAGCGGAAGGAATTCTGTTCCTGTCAAAAGTAGAGTCGCCGGATTTTGAAGTATGAATTTTCTGGAACTATGCCAAACAGTCCGACAGGAAGTTGGTATATCGGGAACGGGGCCAAGCACGGTATTGGCTCAAGAGGGGCAACTTAAAGCCATTGTTGACTTTGTTGTTGAGGCCGAATTTCAGATCAATGGTCTTTGGAAAGATTGGGATTTTCTTTGGTCGCAGTATTCAACAACACTTGCCACTGGAGTTGCAGAACCCGCTTTGCCGAAACCCGCAGACTGGGGTACATGGGATTTAAGGTCGTTCTACCTTGATTACACGACTGATGACTGGACTCGGTTAACAAATCTTGAGTACATACAGTGGAGAGACACTCAAAGACAAGGAGTGCAAGAAAATTCCACTCCGATTCATTTCATCGTTAAGCCGGATGGAAAATTACTTGTCTATCCAAATCCCGATAAGGCGTACACGATTACCGCCGACTACTGGCGTATCGGAACTCGGCTTGCGGCGAACTTAGACGAATCTTCTATTCCCGTTCAGTACCACAGAGCAATCATTGCAAGAGCGAAGACCATGTGGGCTGAACGTGAAGAAGCCCCAGAAATTTTGCTTGCCGCATCAGCGGAATACCAAGATGTTCTAGACAAACTTGAATCCCAATCCCTACCGGAACAGAGAAGAAGAAGACTTAGTAGTGCCGATACGGAGGAAGTGGTTCAAGTTCTATGACGAATATCTATTCTGATTTAGTTGCGAGAAGTTCGTTCCCCGCGTCTTCGATGCGGGCAAAGTACTTCCCGTTTGAGGGTGGTGAAATTCTTACAGACCCTGCGCTGTCACAGCCGCCGGGGAGCCTTCTTTATGGAAAGAACTATGAGGTATACCCAGAAGGGGGCTATCGCCGCATTGATGGGTATGAGCGATATGACGGAAAGGTCAAACCATCGGAGAGCCTTTATTGGATTCTGGAGTTCCAGACAGGCACAGGCGATGTTGTTGATACCGACATTGTTACTGGTGAAACATCCGGGGCAACCGGGGAAGTAATAACAGCGCAAGTTATCTCAAGTGGAACCACTTCCGGTGGAGATGCGGTTGGCTATTACGTTCTTGCATTAGTCAATGGAACCTTCGCGGTTGGGGAAAATCTTCAGGTTGGAGGTGTCACCAAGTCAGTTGTGAAAAAGGCCGAAGAGGCTTTAGGCGCAACCGACGATGATCTAGATGCTTCGTACTCACGGTATTCGATAGAACGAGCAAGAACAAAGGTCGGGTTAGTTCCCGGCTCTGGGGCAATTCGTGGCGTGTGGGTGTACAACGGAACTGTATATGCCTTCCGAGATAACACGGGTGGCACAGCGACTGATATGTTCTACGCCGCTGAAGTGGCGACAAGGAATCAGCACACCTATACACCCGGTGGCACGATAGCCGTTGGTGACATCTTCAGGATCACGATTAGCGACAGAGCCTTTCGCTACACCGCAACCGATACGACTGTTGATAGCGTGGTTGACGGGATTCGCGACCAGATAAACACTGCCGGGAATTGGACGAAGTATATAAAGACCATGACCGGAACCTTATCCGGCGGGTCTGGTTATACATCAGCCCCAACCGTGTCCTTAACCGGGGGCGGTGGCACTGGCGCAGTAGCCGAGGCGACGATTAGCGCGGGGGCGGTCACGGCTGTCTCTATCGTTGACTCTGGGAGCGGGTACACATCGGCCCCGACTGTCAGTTTTTCCGGCGGTGGCGGGTCGGGAGCCACGTTCACTGACGTTGCAATAACTACGGGGTCAGTGCAGATGGCTACTGCCCTTAACAAGTCAAGCAAGTTGCAGATTAGTGCCTTTCTTCCGGGTACTGCAAACGTCTTTAGTGTTTCACACTATTCTGCAAATAACTCTGCAACATTCACCCAAGAATCGGACACGGTTAGTGCCGTCGATAGGGGATGGGTGCAGATTGACCTCGGACAATACATCAGATTTGATGCGGGAGCCGCAGAAATAAGTGAGGAAGATACCGTTACAGGCGGTACTTCCGGCGCAACGGGGATTGTTCGCAGAGTTACGGTACGAACAGGTGACTGGGGTTCTTCTAACGCGATAGGAATCTTGGTTTTGTCGAATGTTACTGGCACGTTTCAGGACAATGAAGCATTGCAAGTATCTTCGTCAACGATGGCTACTTCAGCATCTGCACTGGTTACGGTATCTCTAATCCCCGGTGGCCGATACGAATTTGTGAACTACAACTTCGGTGGAACCGCTTCAACGAACCGGATGTACGGATGTGATGGGTTCAATCCGGCTTTTGAGTTTGACGGAACTTACTGGGTTCCCTTGTTTACCGGGATGTCGGTTGACTCTCCAAAGCACATCGCCGCCCATAAAAAACATCTCTTTCTTTCTTTCGCAAAGGGGTCGCTACAGCATTCATCGATTGGTGACCCATATGGGTGGTCTGTCGTAACGGGCGCATCAGAACTTGGAACTGGTGATGAGATCACCGCGTTGCAAGTTATGAAAGGTGATGCGATGGCGGTGTTTAACCGTAACCGCTCATACATTCTTTACGGCACAAGTTCGGTTGATTGGAACCTTCGGACTTTCTCCAACAACTCTGGAGGAATCGAGTGGACTATTCAGAACTTAACCGAAACGATTTACCTTGATGACCGAGGTATCACTAACCTTGCCGCAGTGAACGCTTATGGTGACTTCGCGGTTTCAACACTCAGCAAAAAGATTAAGCCCATCATTGATGACCAAAAGGGCAGTTCTCTTTCGTCATTGCGTGTTCGCAAGAAGGGCCAGTACCGACTGTTTTTCACGGATGGCTCTGGAGTGTATGGAACCTTTACCGGAAACAGGTTGGCGGGGTTCATTCGCGTTGATCTAGGAAAGCCCGTTTATACCGTTTGCTCTGCCGAAGATGCTTCTGGCGACGAAATCATGTTCTTTGGTTCTGATGATGGCTACGTCTACCAGATGGACAAGGGAACATCTTTTGACGGAACAGCCATAGAGGGAATTCTACGGTTGTCGTACTATCATTTTGATACACCAACCCGTAACAAGCGGTTCAGAAAGATTCACTTTGAGATGAGAGCCGATAGCAATATCGAACTCAAATTTCAGCCAGATTTCACATATGGGTCTGTGGATGTACCTGAAGGCCGCTCTGTAAATCTGGACGTAGCGGGCGGGGGCGGGTTTTGGAATATAGCAGATTGGAATACCTTTAACTGGTCGGGTCAAGTTGTGACCACAGCGGAAGAAAGTATCGATGGCATGGGAACAAACATGGGGATTTTAATTTTGTCCGAAACAGCATATGAACAGCCGCACATCTTACAGGGTGTGACGGTTCACTACAGCAACCGTAGGATTAGACGCTAATGGCGAATTCATATTATTCGCGGCAAGGCTCGTATACGAAGGGCACTCTTGCCAGAGGCGACATTGTTAAGGCTGACTTTGATGCAATCGTCACTGGCTTTGACTCAATCGAAATACCGATTAAGTCCTCACTGAAACTTCGTGATGATGAGGATGTCCAGTTTACGCAGACGAATGCGGAACGTGCGCTCCATGTCGTCGGATTTTCTGCAACTGGCGTACCGGAACTACAGAAGAGCGTTGGTCTGTGGAAAGGCACATGGGCCACCGCTACCGCCTACAACATTCGGGATGTCATTGTAGATGGCGCGGCAGGGGCAAGCACAGGCAATGTTTACATTGCCATAGCCGACCATACATCTGGCACATGGGCCACTGATCTCTCAACGAAGTGGGAGAAGATGGTTGACATTGAACGGGCCGAAACAGCGGTTACCAATGCAACGACTCAGGCCACGGCCAGTGCATCTAGCGCGACTGCGAGTGCCTCGTCGGCCACGAATGCGGCCAACTCCGCGACCACAGCGGAAACCCATAAGGACAATGCTGAAACCGCAAAGTTAGATGCGATTGCCGCCAGAGGGTTAGCCGAAACCTACCGTGACGACTCATATGAATGGGCCACACGGGCGCACAACTCATCCTACACAGATTCCGCCTCCAGTACTGGCTATTCCGCGTATCACTGGGCGCAAGAAGCGGCGACTTCCGCGAGTGTCGTATCAGGCAAGATTATTAAGGACACTGACAACGACACGCGGATTGATACAGAGTTCGCTACGGATGAAGACATCATCCGCTTTCAGGCGGCTGGAGATGAACAATTACAAATTACCTCAACCGGGGTAAACGTCATCAAGAGCGGGGGGGCTTTGGCTTACACATTGCCTCGCGCTACTGGTGCATCAGGGGATTATCTCGTTGCAACCGATTCCAGTGGATCGATTGGGTGGGATGTATCTCCGTCACAGGGGCTTGAGGATGTTGTACTCCTTGGCCTCGATATCGTTTAACCATTCCAAAATAGGAAAAACCATAAATGTCTAGTTCCAAATTACGGGATGCGATTATTGCGATAGAAACGAAGGCCAAATCACTTGGGGATACAACTACTCAGGCCAAAGACCTCGTTTACCTTGCAAAATCGCTCGAAGCAGTCTACGGCGCAAGCCTGACTGTTGACCTACTCGCTGAAGTAGGGAAAACCATCTATACAAAAGAGGTCGAAGCATCCACTTCTGCTGTTTCCCTTGATTCCGCTGATGTTCAGAATGATGTAGTCATCATCAAGAATCCTGATGCCACTTCTGCCGCGAAACAGGAAACTTATATTCCCGGCGGCACGATAGTTGTGGGTGATAAATTCCGCATGACGCTCGATGATCGTCTGTTTGAGTTTATTGCCGATGCGACAACCGCCGAAAGCATCACTGATGGACTACTCGCCCAGATCAATACCGACAGTAACTGGTCTAATTTCTTAAAAACCTTGACCGGAACACTTGTTGGGGGAACTGGGTACACCACAGCCCCGACAGTGGTAATCACAGGTGGCGGCGGCTCTGGAGCCGTAGCCGAAGCAACCGTTTCTGGTGGCGTGATTACAGCCGTAACTTTGCGTGATTCTGGTGCTGGATATACCAGTGCGCCAACCGTGACCTTTACAGGTGGCGGCGGCTCTGGTGGAACGTTTACGTCAGTCGCCATAACAACTGGCAGTATTACCAGAAAAGTTACCGCAACTAAGGCCAGTGACAACCTTCAACTCGATGCGGTGTTCAGTGGAACGGCCAATACTTTCTCTGTAAGTTCTTACACAGAAACAGGCGGTTCTGCCACGTTCACAAAATCTGCAACTGCAACGGCGGCATCTGACAAGGTTCACACTGCCGGTACAGTTACGGTCACCGTACCTTCGACCACTCATGCAATAGTGATCAAGAATGATCTGAACGCAGTGATGAAGGTAAAAACTGGCACTCAGACCAATGAACAAGCAGTATCCATCAGCGCATCTCCTGACAATAAAACGCAGAGGGCGAAAATGGTCATCTGCGATGGCACACTGGTCGATAACTTGTTCGATCTTGAAGAGTTAGCGGCATCCGCCACTTCTCCGATGACCACGCAAGGTGACATTGAGTACCATGATGGTTCCAGCGTTGCCAGATTGGCAACTGGTGGAAAGGACTCAGTTCTGACAGCGGGTGGAACCGGCGCGAATCCAACTTGGTCGCAGTTTTCCGCTCCCAAGAATGCCACGGTGCGTGTGTTCGGAACACCTAACCTTATCGCTGACGGGAGTGGTATTGATGTCGGTGACACGAACGGTACGAGAACCCCCGGTACTGGCGCAAGGGATTTGAACAATTTCAACGGCTTTGCCAATCCGTACCAACACGGCTTCTGCGGAAACGTCACAACTGGTATTACGTTTGTGACACCAGAGGGTCAAGCAGTTCACATGGGTGAACACGCAACAGGGCAGTATGGCATGGGCAGTAACCGCACTGGCGTTGCTCAATCCTTATCCTTCAATTTCACCGAAGGCCAACGCGCCCCAATCGACCCGGCGGGAGAGAAAGACAGAAAGGTTCTCTACATCGTGGACGCAGGGCAAACTACCGCTCTCCTGATGGATAACGGCGATGTCTGGTGTTCTGGCTACAACGGTCATGGACAGGTCGGTGATGCAACTTCGACCCAGAGGAATATGTTCAGGAAACTGTCATTCTCGACTGGTGGAGTCGAAAGACCGATCAAAAAATTGATCTCCACACACGCTAACGACAGCGGTTCCAACGGAAGAACGAGTAGCCAGACCTACTGTGCGTTGGACGATTCGGGTGGTGCTTGGTTCTGGGGTTACAACGGTCATGGACAGGTTGGCGTGGGTAACACGCTTAACAATTCATCAAACAACTGGATACCTCGCTTACAGGCGTATTTCAACGGCTCGTACTACAACACCAAAGATGTTTGGGCCGGTGGTGGCGACACCGGATGGTTCCATCTGTTGAATACAAACGATGAACTGTTTGCTCTGGGGTATAACGGCTACGGGCAACTTGGCATTGACAACACCACATCGCAACCGACTCCCGTTGCTTGCGATAAACCAGTGCATGATCCGCATGACACCACGGCTCATAGAGCGTTGGTAAGTGGACACCAGTACAAGATTAAAACCCTTGGAACGACAAACTGGGCGGATATCGGTGCAGACGCGACCCCTGCCGTTGGTGAAACATTCACCTATGACGGTACAGCGGTTACAGGCGCATCCGGCGAGTGTTACGCCGCCTCTCCTTGGAAACAACTGTTTCCAATCCGTGGTGAGTCAGAAGGCTGGACGTATGCCCTTCTTGAAAACGGTGCGCTGTACCACACCGGCTGGCAGGGTGGTTACAACATGGCGAACAATGGCTTGAACAACACCCAGTTCAATGTTTGGAAACCCTGTGTTAATGCCTCAACTTCAACGCAAACCGGCGACAGACATAACTTTGACGGCAGTGACACTGCCCATAAGGTTGATCGTGTTTGGCCGATAAACACATACTATTCTAATCAGTGCAATGTGGTATTCCGCACGGAAGATGGTAAGTGTTGGGGTCTTGGTTATAACGATCATGGACAACTGCCATTCGGCACTGCTACGACTTATTACAGCGCCACGGAGTTATCGGGAAATCTTTCCGATACAACAAACCCGGTCATCAAATGGCTATGGTCAGGTGGGCCGAGAAGTGATACCGGCAGTTATATGGCGTGGACTGCTTTGAAAAAAGACGGCACGGTATGGGCCGGTGGTTGGCAAAGCACCTCGTATCATTACAACGGGCATGGCGATCTCTCTTACACCTCTGTCTACGATGGTGCGCCGGTAATGATGCCGTCTGGTGTTCAAGGGAACATCATCGACATAATGATTGGCGGCAACAATTACTACGTTCCTAAATACGCTTTAGCGTCTGACGGATCGTTGTATGGTTGGTCGTATGCATCAAGTTACGCAATGGGGAGTGACGAAACTTCCTCATTTAGACAAACAGCCGGGATCGTGAGGGTCTGATAATGGCATATGAAATTTATCGGTTCCAAGAACCAGTAGGTGGTGGGTCGCTTTCTTTTGGCGCACCAGAACAGAAGTACTGCACTGCGTTAACCACGGATGGTGAATTTTGGCACATTGTCGCCATCGATACTTCCGTGGATGTTTCGGCAGAGGACGGTGTGATTAATCTTGAAGTTCTTCCAGAGGAGTTGGTTGCTGAAGTTCGTGCGGCAACCATCGCAAACTGGGGAACGCTGGATGACATGGACGCAAGTCTCGCCGAAATAGGCTTGTAAGAGATAAGGGGGGTTCGCCCCCCTATCTTTTTGTCTGTGCCTACCCTGCGCCCTCGCGTGGCGGGATTGCGGTGCGAAATTACGCCATTTAACCGGACATCGAACCGGACATGACAAGTATCTCAAACCTAAAAAAGCGGTGGCTGAAAGACCCAAAGGTCAACGAAGCCTTCAAAAAGATGCGCTCAGAATTCTTAAAACGCAAGCGCCGGATTGTTTCAAAGACTCATAAAAACTCATAAAAATGCAACGAAACTATGATACTTCAACCGGCCATTTAACTGGACATTTTGTATGAAAACTCTCACCCTTGCACTCGCGCTGATCGCCTCTCCGGCGTTGGCGCAAACGCCCCCGGCAGGGATCAAGCCTGTAATGGTTCGGATGCAACTCTTTTGCGCCGACTCCTTTGAATTCCTGATGAACGTACTCGCAGTTGATTTTGGCGAAGTGCCAGTCGCGCTTGGCTACTTGAAAGAAGGCGCAGAAGAAGCAACCACCATTGTGTTTTTCCGCAACGAAAGCAACACCAACTCGACCATCGTAATCACGAAGCGATCCAAGCGTGGCGAACAGGCTTGTATGGCGTGGAGCGGTTCTTC